TTTCCCTACTGATTGTTTAATTCCTACCTTCTTAGCGAAGTCAGGGTTATTTGCTACAGCCCTCATGAGTTTTTCTTGTTTCTTACTCTTTGGAGGCATCGTTTTGCTCCATAGCTTTTATTTTTTCTCTGTGAGCTTTAGCATCAAATGCTTCTGGCTTTACAGGTTTTTCTTTTTTAGTTTCTTTTTCATCCACTAGAAAAGGTTTTAGCGTAGCCATGTTACGACGTTTAGCTTTCCAGTTTTGAACAGTTTTAGTTTCGTTAATACGAATGCCTGTCCATATGATTGTAAATAAAGCTGCTACTTCCGGTAACCATTGTAGGACTGAGCCTACAGCAGTAAAAACAGAAGCTGCATCTAATGCGTGTTTCGTTGGTTCGTCCATATGATCCATTACCTTTGTTAACATTTCCATCTCCTTCTTGCTTGACGCAATCTAGAGTTAGGGTCTTTAGCTGCTTTAGGAAAGTCTTTCATTTGTCCTGCTGATCTTGCACAAAATGACTTACGTCGTTTTGCATCTTTAGAACCAGGTTTAACTTTTCCAGTAACAGCCGTCTTTAATTTAGAACCGGGATTGGCTTTGCGGTATGCTTTAACGCCTTTCTTAGTCATACCAGCACCCTGCTTGGTCGGGCGAAAGTTACCCGACTTCACAGAAGTTTTAATCCCCATTCCTTTTTTCTTAGTTGTTGCCATTCTTAGCCACAGAATAAAGTCACGTCAGTAACGTTAGTTACAGTCAATATTGAAAAGTCTGTGTTGTTACTACGTGTGGTTAAAATACCCATACCAGGTAAGAACATATCTTGTGTACCTGTCGAACTCGCTGGAGTAGATAGGTTTAATAGTTCTGCGCCTGATGTGCTATTTAAATTTAATTTAATACTACCTGCTGTACCACTAGCTAAATAATAGAACCCTTTTAATCGAGTTCTAGGTAAAGCAATTGAACCAGTTGTACCAATACTTACGTTTCCTGCTGATGCACCAGAAGCAGTAATACTCTCAATATAAGCATAGAAGTTTGATGAATCAGCGGTAGAGGTATCAGCTCCTGTTACAACTTCAGTTGTAAACTTACCACTTAAATCACCAACTTTAATACCTACGATTGTAAATGTGATGCCTTGGTCATCGCCTGCAGATGTAAAGCGAACTTTGTAGCCTACACCGTTAGGTCCTGCATCTTGAGTAAGTAAGGTCAATGCACCGGCACCTGCAATAGATGCCGCTGCTCTATAATAGGTAGCACTTGTGGAAGGGGTCACTGCCCATATATCTCCGTTCATGCCCATGAGTTATCTCCTATTAAGCTACTGTTGCTATTGGTGATGAAATTGCGTCAGCTTGCCATGTAGAGTTTGTACCGTCGTCTGATACACAAACTACTTTAATTCTAGAACCAACAACTGTTGAGTTAGGTAATGTTAATGTATCACCTGCAACATCAAATACATATCCAGCAGCACCGTCAGCGTCTGCTAATGCTGCGAACCAATTAGATACACCAGCACCAGGTAAAACTAAAGTTACAGTTTTAGCTGCGCCAACTGCAGTAGTTACTAAGAATTCATAAGTTGTACCAACGTTAGCTGTAGATAAAGCAGGCATGTTAACAACGATGTCACCTGTACCATCTACTTCAAATAAAGTGCCTGATTGAGCTGTTGTTAATGTTGTTGTAACTGCAGCGCCTGTGTTTAATAATGCGCTATTAACAGTTTGTCTAAAGTTAGGACGTGCGTCGTAAGTTGCTTCTACGGTAACTGCGCCTGTAGTTTCATTTTTTGTGATTGACTGGAAACCGTTTTCTGAACGGACTGCACCAGTAAAGGTTGTGTTTGCCATTTATGTTCTCCATACAAAGTTAAACTTATCTATCGTGTATGCGTCTGTCGGGACAGTTAGATAAGCTAGTATTACCCGAATAATTATATGATACACATTTTAGGTATATTATACAACAAAAAAGGGGCTATATAGCCCCTAATTTCGCGAACCTGATTCAAAGATTACTTGTTACATACGTACATTGTTACTTCAAAACCAAATCTCATTTCTGTTGCTGATGGTGTTGTCCACATAATGTGTCTCCTTAAATTAATAAAGTGTCATATATGACAGTTCACAGTTTAAAGCCTATAGATACAACATTCATCAAGAAAACCATTATTAAAACATAAAAAAAGACCCAGCCGAAACTGGGTCTTAGGAGGAGAGTCAGACTCTGCTTAATTAAGCAGCGCCTTGTGAGCCCCACATACCGAGGGGATCTGACCAACCGAATGAATAACGCTCACGAGCTTTGTAACGTACGTTACCTGTGTCGAAGTCGCCGTCCATAGAAGTAGTTAATGCAGTTCTTTCGAAGTGCTTCATACCGTTAGGAACATCGGTTGTTAAGAAGTATGCATCAGTATCTGTTAAGAAGTGATTTACTGCATAGCCTTCTGGAATCGCACCATTTGTACGTAATGCGTTGATGTCGTTATCAGCTGTACCAACTCTTAAGTCAGTTTCTAATAAACGTGTAGCAACGAATTGTAACGCTGGTGGGATAATTAATTTACGTGGTTTAGCAGCAATTAATAAACCTCTTTCATCTGTCCAACCAGCTAATTGAATAACTGCGTTTTCTAATGAAGTTTCGTTTAAGTCAGCAGCTGTTGACTGCGTATTGCTGTTTGTACCGCCGTTAACTAATGGGTGATCTGTAGCAAATAAAGCTTTGCTGTCGCCACCTGGATAGTTAGTACCGTCAAAGCCGTTGTTTAAAACGTTAGCAGCTTTAACTTGTTTTGTGTAAGACATAGCACGAGCTAATGCTTTAGTGTATCTAGCAGATAAAGTGTCGTAGAGGTTATCTTCAACTGCTTCTTCTGTTAGAGAGAAACCTAAAGCAATGGTTTCGTGGTTGTATCTTGCTGTCCAAGCTTCTTGTGCATTATCATAAGCGATTGCAGCGCCTTCTGATTTATTAGGTGCAGCTGCGAAGCCTGATAATTTTGTTTCTTCTTCGAAACTTCTTTCTGATGATTCTGTTTCGTAGATTTCTTTGTGCTCTTCACCATAACGCTGGTATTCCATACCGAATAAAGCATTAAGGCCTGGGAGCAACTCTTTTAATAACTGAGCTCTTGAAATTGCCATGGTTTATTCTCCTTAAATACCAGTACCGTTAGTGTACGCATGAGACAATGGGTTAAATTTAACCAATAAGTCTGTATATGTATCACCAACTTCAGATGTTGTTGAGCTTACAAAGTCCACAATTTTAAACGCGATAGTGTTAGTCACGTCAATAGTTGTTGGATCTGCTGCCATTGTTGAGTTACCTGTTACTGTTGAACCAGCAGTAGGATTCACAACGCCAATGTTTGAACCAAGAGAGGCTTGAGCCACTGCTTCGTCAGCTTGGATTTGGAATACAACATCTGGATCATCAATTACATAAGCCACAGCATCGGAAGCTACTGTACCAGTAGGCCAATATTGTGAGAATAATTTTTGTTTTGTGCTTGGGTCTGTGTAAGAACATCCAACGAAAACGCCTAATGTACCAGCTGGAAATGCTGATGCATTTGTTCCAACTTCGTCAACGATTTCTACTGTACCAGCAGCTACAACTGAAACTACTGAGCCATTAAAGATGTTCGCAGCATACCCAGACGCAATTTTTACTAGGCGAGTAGAGCCAGCATAAGGCTGACCACCTACCAAGTTAACGGCCTTTAGACCGTAAGGTGCGGCTGTTGTTGCCATAATATAATCTCCTTAAAGATATAAGTTTAACCTTTACCAAAAGATTTAGTAGATTTCTTATCAGAGAATAAAGGCATGCGAGGGTCATTTTCTTTCATGAAGCTATTATCAACAGCTTGAGCTTGACCATCTGCTTTTTGCTTATAATAAGCATTTCTCTGATCTACCATTTCTTGTGGCATTTTACAAAGTATCAAACCGCCTACTTCAACAGAGTCTTTAAACTGACTGTTAGGGTTTGACGTTAATTTTATTTCTGGGTGTTCTGAATGTTTCACAGGTTCCCAGCCTTCACGCATTTTAGAGGACGCATTTCTAGCATCTGCTTCGTTGGCAAGAGTGATTCGAACCCAACGGTAAGCCCAACCTGGTTTTTTACTAAACTCTGGTAATAAAGATGGTGGGGACCATTGTTTTGTTCTCTGTGTATCGTCACGTGTATCAAGTTCTCTATCTTGTCTCTTATCCATTTGCGTTCTCCGTTTTTAAAAGTTCTTTTGCATATTGCTCTGGTGTTAGCTTAAATTTCTTAGCTAAAGCTAACTGTGTTTTCGTCAACCTTACCTTCTTAGGCGATGTCGACCGAGTTGCAGGAGCAACAACAGTAGAAGGTTTTGTAGTGCGTTGGGCAGGTTTATCTTCCTCCAACGATTCAGTTTCCCCAAAGTAATTCGGGAATGTTTGGCGCATAGATTTATTTATACGTTTAAAATAATCATTTGATACAGGCGGGCCCCC